TATCGCCTATACCTACATCACCATCTGTATAATAAGCATTACTACCGCTTAAGCTCCAAACTGTAGTATCTGTCGTGTGACTTAAATCAGAGATATCTGATTCTGTTATGCCTGCTGGTTCGTATACGCTGGATATATCATCACAATTACCTTCACCGTCTAAGTAAGTCGTGGTACCAGAGCAAATAGTGCTTGCATTGGTGTTAGTGTCTATAGTGGCCGTATGATGAGCATCTGTTATTGCAGTGTGTGTTGCAACAATAGAATCAACTTCAGTGCTTGCATCGGTACACGATTGTACTACTCCGTCACCATCTACTCCTAACGGATAAGAACCGGCGCTACAGTTTGCGCCATCTGTATGACCTCCCCCACTTAAAACATCGCATGTTCCATCGCCTTCTAGATACTCCCCCGCTCCGCATATAGTTGCTGCGCTAGTATCTACAGCAGGAGTAAATGCTTCAAAAGCAGTATCACCTGCGTTTCTTCTAACTCCAGTGCTTGCTGCTAAATCTAAATCAGTTGGTATATCACCATAAGGATCTGCTAATACAAAACTTGGAATTAATAATAGTATTAATAGAAATTTATGCACTGAGAATACCCTTAGTTATTAAAACGTCTATTATACTACCAACTAAATCTGCAAGCTCGCTACTAGAAGTAGCATTCGCATCAAGGATTTTAGTCGTAGAAACATTACTAGTTGACCACCCCGTATTAGGAGTAATCTGAAAAGCGGAGTCAGCTAAATCTAATGAAGCATTTACACTAGCATCCAATTTAGTTTCATCTAGAGAACCCGCTATTATTATCGCCGTTAAGACCTGTCCCGTTAATGTGAAATCAATTTCTGAGGAATCTGTTACTGTGACATCTCCAGTGTTTGTATTACTGGTATTACCTAAAACTACTAACCCTGCGTCAGTAACGTATCTGGCGTCCAAACTATCTGCAATATCCGCCGTAGTTGCATCAGCTCCCGAAGTCACTAATCCGTCAGCATCGTAAGTAATTTTTGTTTTAGTGGCCCCAGTTATACTCGCATTAGCTGCTATCTTGGCGTCCAATGCTGCTTGTAGATCTGTTTGACTCGCTAGCGTTCCTGTAACGTCCCCCCATGCGACTGCATTAGCTACTAAATCAAAACCACCCGCTGTTACTCCATCTCCTATGAAGATCGTATCTAAGTCTGTGTCATATATTATTTCACTAAGTTCGGGAGTTATTGACACCCTGTCCGTAGTTGTTGCTCTAGGTAATTTCCACTTGGCCATTAGACTCGACTACCTCCATCGTTTAGTCCATCCCCTGTAAATCTAAGACCTCCGTCTAACACCGAGCCACTGCCCGCACCTGCTAGCGCTGCTTCTATTTTATCATAAATTGCATTCTTGGATGCGGCATCCGTATTGCCATCCCAACTTGATGAGTACACTAAGTCCGACGGTTGTTTAACTCCTGATACTCTTGGTCCGTCCATTTAAAACTCCACCATATAAAATACAGCACTAGCTAGAGTGGAAGAACTTTTAAAAATAAAAGCATCTCCAACTAAACATGGTAGCATTATAGAATCATCTAGAGATTTTGAATAGCCACCAGTTGAGCTTACTGGAGGAGTACTTAAAGTCATACTCCCTGTCTTAAAATAAAAAGTAGCATCGTTCTCGGTAATTAAATCACAACAAGCTATCCCGCAGTGCTTATTAGCCGCAGGTTGATAAATCTCTAAATCCTCATCAATAGTATCATAAACAATCGCTATTAAATGCGCCCGCAATGGTCCGCTTGCTTTATTAGCAAATGGATAAGCGATAGTTCCTAATTTAACTGCTTGGTTGGCCATTATCACCTTCTAATGAAATAAATTCACCTTGCTCTGGAAATTCCCCCGCTTGGCTTTGAGGTAACTCTCCAGTTTCAGGATTCCCGGTATAGAACTCAATAGGTTTTGCTTGATCTAGCTGCATTCTCTCGGCCGTACTAGCTGGAATTAATCCACCTGCTATTAAAGTCTTCTCAACTTCGCCATCTACTCCCGCTTGAGCAGAACTAGCACTAGCTTGTTTTTGTTGCTCAACATTTTCCAATAGCTTCTTCTTCTCACTAGCTGGCATATCAATTGTATTAAGTATTGCTTCAATCGGAATATCCGCTCCACTCTCACTAAGTTTCGTGAGAATCATTTGAACAGCAAGTCTTGTTGTTGGACTATATTCAGTTTCTATTACTTCAATATTAAAACTCTCAGGTGGACTGTTCTCCAATGCTATTCTAATGTCTTCAATACTAAATTCTGAAATTGGCTCACCCATTAAATCGTTACCATCACTAGTTAGCATTTCCCAAATTCTTTCTGGTGAATAAAATCTATAAATAAGAGGCAACATTAATTCAGCTACTTTCTTTCTAGCCATTTTAAAGTTCTCAAAAAGAATTGCATTGCTAGTTAATTTATGTCTTTTAACTTGAAGTAAATGTTCCCCACTTTGCCCCTCATCTATTTCAACATTAATATTTCCTAATGCATCAATCGTAGCTTCAGCCATTTGAGCGAGTTGTACTAACTCATTAGGAAATTTAATTCCTTGAGTTTGTAGTGGAGGCCTGTTAGTGTCTGCAATTTTCCATACTGCACCTGGCTTACTGGCCGTATTAATATAAGACTTAGCGTCCTGCGGATTCTCGAAAGTATCCATATCATAGAAAGATCCGTATGTGGCACACTTATTTCCAATGTCTATAATCTGACTTCTTCTCTGATTTAATTCTCGTTGCGGATCCTTTAGAGATTCTACTTTACCCCAGAATTCTCCATCTTTAAAATAACCGTAAGCAGGTACATTGAAGAATTCATCGACCGGCAAATCAGCTACGTTCTCATCGCTAATAACAGTGTTCCCCGCTATCTTAGTAATTCTCATTCGCTGCACGTCTTTTTCAATAACAGCAGCACCTGGAATTTCCTCCAATAACCTAATATCAGCCTTACTCCAGCCTTTTAGATTATAATCATAGTTAGTATCAGTGAATACAAATAACTGACCTTTCTCGTAAACCTTCATCCAGCGAGTTAAAACTACGAACTCTTTCTTAGCAACATCAACCATCTTAGTGCCGTCATACACACCTGGCATTGCATACGCTCCATCACCTTTAGAATAATGATCTCCCTCCGATCTATCCTTAGTTTGATACATGTCGCCGTCATAAACTCCAGTCTGATAATTCTCAATGTCCTTCTGAATGTCGTCCGCTTTATTAGGATACAAGCTTTTTAACTTAGAAAAACTATAGATGTCTTTCCTAACTAAACCTTCACAATCTTTTAATCCTCTATCTTCATGTTCTAAACAAACAATGGAATCCCAACGTCTTGGCTTAACTCCTAAGTCACCTTCTAAGCTAGAATTCTTATCAAAGTATATCTCAAACCATCCTCTACCTGGAACTATCTCGTCAGTGAAAACATCCACCTCCACCATTGGATAATTACATTTTGAATAAATTAACTTTAAAACACGCGAAGCAATTTCAGCAGCGAGTGCATCCCCTTTTTCAATTGGAGAGTAAGTAACGTCCTGTCGGTTCTCAATTAGAAAACCCACGAAAGTATCCACGATATTAGGAATCTTATTTATCGTAATCGCAGCGCGATCGTTGCCTTGTAAATAACTTTTTAGAGTATCAGTCCATTGTTTTCCTTTAGTAAAATCCCAACTCTCACGGCCCTTAACTAAACTTTCCTTTTCGTTCTCATTACAATATTTATAGAATTCAAAAACATCGCTAACTACTTCGTCTTCCGCTTCTTTTTTTTTACTTAAATCTCTCTTGTAAGTCTTAAATCCATTATGAACATGACCGTCCAGGCCAGGTTCTATAATTAAACTCGCTTCATTAAGAGGTCTATACCCCCCTATTTCCTGATCGAAGATTAAAAAACTTCCGTCTTCCTGCATTTGATATTGAATTCCGGTGTTTGGATCTACAAAATCAGGACTCATTGGTTGTCCTGTCATTGGATCTACGTTTGTAGGTTGTAGCATTGGCTGTCCGTCGGGGCTCATTGGAACTTCCTCAGCTGGAATTTCCCTGACTTCGTGATGATGACCATCCTTAGCAGGTAGTGCCATAAAAACACCATTATCAAAATCCACGTAAGATACATGATAATGCATGTCCTCACCCGCTTTCGTCGTTACTAATAACTTATCCTTTGCCATATCCTAATTATCTACCCATCCATCCGACCGACTCTTTGTCGTCTTCATCAAACTCAAAATCCCACGCGTCCCCTTTTGATTCTACTGGGTCGCCTGAATTATACAACGGAAACCTATAATCTTTCAAGACATCATATATCCAGCTTAAAGCATCCAATCCATCATCCCGATAAAATGGAAACTTGTCCATCTCCATCTTTAACCTCTGAATCACCTTAACAGGAACTCGATTCTCTACAATGTGCCACTTTCCATTCTCCATTGGGTACGTTAGTGCCGTTAATATCCTGTCCTGCTTCTTCCTGCCAGTGGGGTTCATTACCATTAAATTACCTCGTTCCTTCGACACAATTCTACTCTTAGCTTTTAGCGCGTTAGTTAAATGAATCTCAGCAGAAGACAAACCAACCTTCTCAACCGCTAATCCTCTAATCTTCCCGTTCCTGGCAAACATATCCACTACTTCGTTTTGAGCGTCCGTTAACGTCAATTCAGAAATAACACCATCCAATATATAAATATCACTCAACCCAAAATCACCGCGGAAGGGATTAACTCCAATGCAAAATATAGCCCAATCATCCCCACGTTGTTTTTTACGCTTCTCACTACCAGCAGGATCGACCACAATAAACTTATACAATTTTTTAGGAACTTCCCGTCTACTAACTACCTTTAGATCTTCCGCATGTAACTTCCTCATTTCCATTGGGTTCGGTTCCAACAACATCTGCGTAGCGTAAGTACTCTTATCAACTCTCAACTTCTTCAGTCTAAATTCAGGTAAATAAATACTCTCACCCATCATCGTTCCATCAACAGTACTCGGAAACTTTCTTATAGTATAAAGAGGTTTCTCCTCGCCCATCCAATTCGCTTCCTCCCTTTTCTTACTAATGTAAACTAGCGCGTCCTCGTAGTGATAGTATGTTCCAACCACTCGATGAACTCCATTGAAGGTTCCTAAGTTATGACTCATGTCAAATGCATTCTTAGTCGCTTCCATTGATTGAGGAGTCTTAGCTAAATCATAAGTACTAATGTCGTCATACCAACGATGAGTAAAATGTCTTCCCGTCGGCATCCCATCAATTAAACCGTAAGCTTCAAAAGTCATTTCACGTTGACTACCCTTACGCTTAACAAGTAATCCATTTTCCAAGGCCCACTGCTGACTCTCCTTCTCGGGACTGCTAAATAATATATCAGGAAAACATTCGTGAAGTATTTGACTACCCTCCAATAAGAATTTAATTTCCTTTAAGAAAGTAATTGCAGTAGCTCTGTTGTAACTTAAAATCCCGTGCGTCGTTTCTGGATTATTAAGTACTATAAATAAACTCTCGCCAGTTGTAATGATAGTACTCTTGCCGTGCTCCCTAGCCCATAAATCCATCGTGTAATCTGCTGGTCCCGTCTGCACGTCACGACACCTCTCCACCCAAAATCTATGACCAGCTAACTTATGTCCGTCCACCTCGTCAGGCACTTGCTTTACAAACCTTATTAACGCCCATAAATCATTCTGAATAATAAACCTCAATAGACTTAACTCCATTCCTGGAGATTCTAGAATGTCCTCCATTAGTAACGGATAGTTTAATTGATAACCAACGTCGTCTTGAAAGACTAGAGATTGTCCATTTATCTGCCAGTGGTTCTTGAAAACATCGTAAGTTATGAATTTATATTTTTCAGACTTGTAGCCCTTAGGAGGTTTTATTTTGGACATTGCCGTAGCTAGGTTGAAGTGCATAGGCGGAGAGGTAAAAAATCCTTCTAGGGCAATGCGTTCACCCTAGAAGGATCAGGCTTTCTTTAACTTTAACTAACTATAACTAGTTCTAGGTTGTAGCAGAGTCTACGTGAAAGTGGAAGCTTATATTTTAATGTCGCGGTTGTACGTGGTGATACATATACAGAGGAAATTTTTAAATAGGGATTGACGGGATACCCCCCCCCCACGTCCTCTCTAGTACAAGCTGGAAGAATCAACAACACATCAATGAATTTAATCTTAGTTACATAGAAACGTAAAACTATGTACCTTTAAAGTGTACTAGGTTGTAGTACATAGTGTGTGATTTGTAATAGTCCTATTTAAAGCACTATTACTTATATTTGTCTCCAGATATGGCATGAACTACTAAGGAATTGTCTGTTGACTTACCTTCTTCTAAGCGTCTTATCTTGTGAATTGTCTCCATTGCGTAGGCTACTTGGTTTAAAGGCGCTTTAGAAAGCTTCTTTTCGCAAGATAGGTATTGAAGGAATTTGGCTTCCATTGCTTCTAGAACGCTTATTTTCTGATCTCTGTAAGCTTGGAGTTGATTAGGACAATAATTACTTAACACTTGCTTAATTTGAGTCGTAATATTTCTGACTTTGCGAATCGGCATTTGATTTGTCTTAGCTATTTCGACATCTGTACATCCTGCTAATTTCATTTTTAGAACGTTAGTGTATTGCGGTAAATCGCCGTCTTTCGTTTTGCGCTCTTTCTCCTTTATTTCTTTCTTGATTTTATCGACAAAGCTAATTTTTTTATTCTTTCTGCCTCCATCCTTAGTTATTCCCATATTATTAGAATAACATAAAATAATAATTCTAAAAATGAATCTTTTTACTTGTCTTTGTCGTCTTAATCGTGTAAACTATAATAAGTAGCTAGTTTTACTTAGCTATTAACTAACTTTATAAACTAACTAAAAATGACATACGAAGAAATAACAAACAAAAATCCATTGGATGCCGTCAAAGATGGCGTGTTTTTTGCATTTAATAAGGAACAATTTAAAGAGGGATTAAGTAAAATTAATGCAACAATTGAAAATATCGTTTCTATTGGTGCAGGTGGCTATCTCTTAAAAGCTGAAGTTAACAACTTTAAACAAGCACTTAAAAAAAGCTCAAAAGAGCTTGCGGACTTCCTAAAGACTCCTGAAAATCTATTAGAAGCTTTAATCTATGAATTAAATAATCATGAGTATTGTTATACTGGAGACCCTCAAGATGCATTAGACGTGCTCGGCTTAGACTTTGAGGATATAAGCCCCGATATTTGGTTTAAAGCACATAACGCAACGAAAGACGAGCAGTAATATTAACTTATAAACTAAACTAAACATGAAAACTATAGAATTATGTAAAGACTTACCGAAAGCAAATGGAATGCCATTTAATCAAAGTGTGATTAAAGCCACATGCAAGCAAGAACCTGCATGTGCTCACGGATTAGAAGGTTATTCAATTACAGGAGAATATCTAGCAATAAAAATGCCTGATAATAAAACTTTAATTAGTAATATGCCGTGGGATGATGTTTTAACCTCCTTTCCTACTAAAGCACTAAGAGAATTAGCAGTATTAACTTATTGGGATATTGATATTTTACCAACATCTACAGTTAAAAAATACTTTAATTTAAAAGGGAAATAACATGGACTTAAAAACTGCATCTATTTAGTTAACATTTAGAGCCTACTAACTAATTAAGTAGGCTCTATAATTTTAATTAACTTTAATTAAGAGAAACAAAATGAAAAACAAAACACTACAAAAAATGAAAAAATTAGACTATCAAGAATTTCTAACTAAACCCCAAATTACAGCCGATAATATCGCTAGAGAATTAACCGCCTTGGCTGATTTGGCAATAAAACTACATTCAGATTTACGGGGACTATCTAGCGACACTGTTATTAGAGGAGACGCCTATTCTCTCAGGAATAGAATCCTGCACGACAGCACCGCAGCGACTCTAAACGTTAGTGACGCTAGAGCAAACGCAAAATGGAAACTTAAACAAGAAAACAATTAACTTTAACTAAACTAAACATGAAACATATTATTGCAAATACTACCTCAATCAATAACATACTTGATTATTCTCTCGAGTCCGAGCGAGATGACTGGCTAGCATTACTAGCCCCTAGTTCAACCGCAAGCACATTATCAGGCCATATCTTCATTGACTTGCTAATATTGCAATTATCTACCCTAGAAGACGCAAATGCCAGCGAGACCCGCACAAGGCTAAATCATGTCATTAACGTGCATGTTTCCGATAAGTCGCTAAATATTGAGCGAATTATATTAAAACATTTAAATTAAGGGCATCAATATGAAGAAAGTAATAAAACCGTGGGAGGACTATCAGCGTCGTTTAGCCTCAGAAGCTCGCAAGAAGCGACTACACGACGAAATAATACCCATTGGAGTTGGTATAGCATTAGGATTAATATCCTCGCTAGTGGTCGCCAGTGCCATATATAAGCAGATTTCTAACCTAGTTAGTTAGTTAGGAAGTTAGTTAATAACTTAGCATCCGTTAGAGTCGAATCTAGTGGATGCTTTTTTTTGTCGTAAACGCTCCACTACTTCCATTCCCTTATTAGACACAGATTGAAAAAGATACGCCCAAAATACTTAAATACCTGATGTCCCAAGTGTCCTTATTTTTTTTATATAGAAGTCATTACAGTACTACAATACCCTTATATACCCTTATATACTATATATATATATATATTATATTTTCCTATATAAAGATAGGACACTAAGGACACAAAAAAATACTTTAATGATTAGTCCTACTTACAAGCCTACAGTGTCCCGATGAGTCAATAAAAAGCAGGGACACCTCAGGCCACAAGCTGGGACACTACACCGTGTCCCACCTTAAAACCAGGCTAGTCCCACCTTAGTAGGGACACTTCCACTAGTCTCCACTAGTCTCCACTAGTCTCCACTAGTCTCCATTACGAAAAAAAAGTAAAACCTTGTTCTATTCTGTAGAATCACAAAATATCATCATCGTCGTCGGGTTCTGTAGCACAACCGTCTGGCCCTGCTTGTTGGAGGGCTAGTCCTAAGAACACGCGAGTTCTAGCTCCTAGTCCTGTAGTAAATGGGTCTGTCTTAAGTCTTCTTCTACTGTACGTAACGTGGGAATCTTCTATGTTATCTTTAATAATCTGAATGGCTTTATCGTCACTAAGTGCCATACGGCCGTGAGCTTTGCACCAGTTTTTATATCTGATAACCATGTCATCGCGAGTCACGTATAAGTCTTCTAGTTCCTGCGGTTCTATGAGAGAGATATCAGGTAGCATGATTTCATCTTCAATGAATGCGCTAATGGGGTTCATTGCTCTTTCCAGTCCTAATTTGTAGTCCGCTTGTTTATCGGGTTCGGGCAGGGCTTTAATAACGTGGAGTTCAGGAACTACTTGACTCACCCAGTTGAATATCCCTGGTAGTTCGTGAGCTAGTTTCATATCTAAGTCTGCATCTTCTATACCTGCCCACGATTTTCTAAATCGCAAGATTAGCATTCTATTTAAGAACGCACTTTGAGCATCCACGAAGTTTGGCACGCTATTGGTCACTATGGTGACTTTACAATTCAGCCTAATGTTGACCATGCTCTTATTTTTACGGTCTATTAGGAGCGCGTCACGGCCTATGATGGACTTTAATCTTTCTAGTGCTATATCGGCGATAGCTCCGTATCCTTTATGAGCGTCGTGTAGGAAGCATAGTTTCTGACCGATAAGTTCCTGCATACCGAAGTTCCCGGCAATTGCTGTTAATGAGACTCCTGATGCATTTTTTCGACCTACTAGGTTCTCCAGGACTCGTGATATGACACCTTTCCCGCTACGGGATTTACCTACCATGAGGAGAGCTTTCTGGAATTTATGACAATTAGAGATAGAATATGCCATCCAGTATTGGAGAGTTTTAATTGAGGACGGGTCATCTGGAAACACTGATTCTAGGAATTTGTGCCAGTTGGGGCATTGTGCCTGTTTATTATATTTAAAAGGTAGTTGAGTGGTTGAGAACCATTTATGAGTATGCGGCTCTATTTTTTGTTCATCAGTTGGTAAGAATAGATTAATGATTCCATTTTCTATTCGTATGAAGTCACCTCTTACACCGTCAAGTCTATTATTGATTTCCAGGTCTCTAAATCCCATTGCTATAATTTGGCTAATTATAGCTTTAATGATTTCACTAATATCGTTTGATTTTATATTGGCCTCAGGATTTCTAATTCTCACTTCACGTCTGACCATTGATTCTAGTACTTCACGTTTAATTAGTTCCCAGTTGTTAATATCGGGGTAGTAGAAATAGAAGTCTTCGTCCATGTAAACGAGGAAGCTTCCGAACACCTGGAGTCTTAATAGATTAGCGGCGTCGTTAGGTTTTTTAAAATCGAAAGTACTAATTGGAGTTGTTTGAGTACTTATTTCCGTTGCTGTTTTTTTATTATCCTTCTTAGTTTCCAGAGAGTTATTTTTATTTTTATTTTCAGGGACGTCCGAGAATACAGCTTCAGCAGTTTTGTTTCCTTTAGGTTCTTTAGCATATTTATAGGCGTTATTAAGTTTAGTTTGTAGTCGTTTAGTCTCCATAGGTGGAGTACAATTCTTCTGGTTCCATATCACTAGTTGGCTCCACCAGGTATCCTTCTGGATATTATAGTCCATACCGATTGCGCACGCGGCGAATGTCTTAGTATCTCTATCTCCAGGAGTCGGCTTAATACACATCAAGCTACTACGAGCCATCATCAGATCGCTTTCGTTAGCGTACCCAATATTGTCTGGCACGTTACTGGGTTTACTAACTACAATTTGCGTGTCTTGAATTTCCTTTAGTAACCAGCGTGGTAGTTCTGTAGCTTCATGTTCGAAGTCTAGTAGTGTTAGTCCGTGATTAATTGTATAAGGCTTACCGCTATCTGGATGGACGCTAGGTGCAGTAACAAAATACCGACCTTCTGCAAGCACTTCCACACCCTCGCTAATCGCGTCATTAGAGTTCGAGATTGTACCTGAATACTCGTATTTTGGATATTTAAAAAGAATATGATAGCCACCTCCTCCGGTTCTCTCGATAAAAGCACCTTCAAAGTCGTCTTCATGCTGTTTGTACCAGCGCAGGCCATTTCTTTTGACATCGATATCAATACAGATAATACCACAGTCCTTATTGGTCACTATTCCGATATTATTAGCTCGTTTAGGAAACGCGTCTAGAATAGTTTTTTCAGGGAGTCTATTTTTCTGGAATCCCTTACATACTCCGAGTGGAACTTTTCCATTTAGTGGTATTACCCAAAGTCCCGCGTCGATGTATTCTTTCACTAATTCTAGATTCATGGTTATAGTTTTTAATGTTAAATGGGTTAGTTAGGATTTTTTATTTTTTTTTATTTTTTTATTCTACAAAAATCTAGTCTTCGAAGAAAGCCATTAATTCTTTTTCCGGGAATCGCCATAAGCGACCAACCTTAAACGATGGAATCTCACGTGCTCTCGCATACTTAGTAACTGTTGTCTCGTCAATCCCGAGCATTTCGGCTACATCGCGGGTACTAATAAGTTTTCCGCTTCGTTTAGGTACTACTGTTTTTTTCTTGTATTTCTTTTTAGTGTTCACTTCTTATCCTTCAAATAAAGCTTCATTGCACATGCGTTACACATCTTAATTCCACCGACTGTCTTAAACATTCTAGCTCTTAGCTTGCAGGTCTTACATCTAATAAAAGGACTATTTATTTTGTTAGAGTTATAACTTGTGTTCCATTGCGTGTATTCAGTCATTTTTTTAACCTTCTTTTTAATCTTCTTACTTTCCAGCCGAGCTTAACGTTCTTTCTAAACTCATCTAGATATAGATTGCCGAGTTCGTTAATTCTAGCAATATGACTGGAGTATCTATCGCATAGAGTGCCGAGTGACCTGCCGTACTTAGCTTGATTGCCATCTCCGATAGTTCCATCTGCATACTCATAATAAGGCTCTACGTGAGAGTCGCACCATATTGGTGTATCTGAGCAGAACTCTACATGTTGAGTATAGCAGCCTCCATGCCCCTCTAGTGCTTGTGCTTGAACATTACACGCTAGTATTATTGCTAATATATATTTCATTCCTCAATCTC